TAAATGCGCTGTAATGTGTGCTCTGTGATCTTGACCTTTAAACGCTTGAAAAGGTTGTCCACCTAATGCATCAATATGTTCAATTGCTGGATCTTTCGGCATTGGTTGAGGTGGTTTATTTAAAATTAAATCTACATTCTTTACACCCAATGCTTCATACATTCCTCTATACGCTTGATATAAATTATGAATCTGAGGATTGCTTTGCGCTAATTGTAATTCTGTTTGAGCTAAACTAATTCTTTGTGTTTGAGAAAAAATATTAGGATCTGCTACAGGAACAATATCTACTTTATCATCAAAGTCTTGTTGTTTAATCATTCTTTGACCACCGACTACATCGTATGGATATTCTTGTGGTAAATATAATTTAAATACTCTAGCCAATAATCTAAATTCATTTTTAAGAGCTGCGTATAGTCTCTTATGAATTGCAGACATGGTTCTTGATCCACGTTCTAAAAGCGCAACTGTCGTTCCCACTGCCGCTTGTTGATTACCCTCTCCTACTTGCATGTCAGCAATGGAAGCAAAACGCTGACCCGCTTGTACAACGACACCCATAAGGTTAAGAAGTGTTTGACTCGGCTCTTTAAATGGAAGAGTCATAAATGCATCTCGAATATTTCCGCCAGGCGCATCTACATCTCTAAATTCTCCTGGTTGAATCGATTGTGCATCATCGCGAATTCGTATTCCTCGTTGTTTAAATCCAGCTGGTAAATTAGATAATGTCCCTGCATCTAATAAAGATCGTAATGCTGATGTTGCGGTTCTAGATAATCCACCAATCATATGAATTAAACCAAAGCCATAGAAACCTAGACCTGGTAAAAATTTAAAGTGGACAAAATATTTTATTTTTTTGCGTAAAGGATCACCAAGTTCAAAATTTCTTCGAATACTTAACACACTGCGAGAGTTTGATTCTATCGTTACAATATAAGGTAATTTAATACCAGTTATTTCCCCTTCGGGCCCTCGATCTTCAAAACCCTCTAGGTCTAAGTTAACATGACACTCTAATAAGGTAAAGACATCTTCGTTTCTTCCTGTCTTACTAATTCCTTCTAATTCTAATTCTTTTTTTTCTAAATCTGATTCATCTCCATAACCAGGAGTTAATTCTATATCTCTATAAAAACCATTGACTTGTTGTTTTCGTAATTCGTTTTCCGAAATTTTTACTCTATGAATAATATTTTCTGCATCTTCTAAAGAAGAAGCTGTGTAAGGAACAATTAAATCTTCCGCAGGTACAAATTTAGAAACGGCTCTTCCTAATAATGAATCATAATAAACTTTTTTAAAAGCAGATCCTGCTAGTGGTAAATGAAATAACAAAGAATCAAATTCAGGTTCATACTCTGGCATTTGATCCATGAGTTGATAATTCATAAATTCTTTGACTCGGTTTGCTTGTTGTTCTCTTTCCGGTGTAATCGCTCCTACAATCTGTGTTCGTACTGGTCCTTGAGCCGGGAGCAATTCTTTATAAGCCAATGCTTGAAATTGCGTGACTGCTTCTGCAAGAACAGGATGGGTAGCACCTGCCGCACCTTGAAACGGTTCCGTTCTATCTTCGTATTTAAATCCTAATAAATCTAATCCTTTAGTATAAGACTGTTCCCAATCTTGACGAGATGATTTATAGTCTGTGTAGTTTTCATATAATTCTGAACCAAGAGGCACCAATATTTCCTCTGGTAACAATTCAGCAAGGTTATCATAATGACCTTCTGATTGAGCCTGGTTCATGGCTCCTGGTTCAAAATTAATTTCTACTCCACCATCTTCTAGTGGCGTGATTTCTGTTTCACCAACATTTGGTAATTCTTCTTGAATATCTATTTGTTCTTCAACCGAAGTTTCTGGTCCTTCAATTTCAACTGATTTTCTAACTTCGTTTGGAAGAGCTTTGTCTATTTCGGCCATGTAATTTTTTCTCCAATTTTACTGTTGTAACAGTATTATAATCAATATTCAAGCCCTGTGGATTAGGACCTGATTTAGGTGGTATCGTTAAAGTTAATCTTTTAGGTTTTTTCATTTACCAATAATAAGTTCGTTTTTTTCTAGGTAAGCTATTATCTTTATAGTCTTCTGGGTGAATAATCAACCCACCTTGTCTAAATCGCATTAATGCTTGTGTGGTAGAATCTACTAAATCGTCATGATCTCCATAAGGAAAAGAGGCACATTCTTCTACTACTTCTTGAGCAAATTCTCTATCTAAAGGTGCCCATACCATACCGGACTCAAACAGTGGGGCTACAGAATTAACACGACTGTGTTTGTCATTACCTTTCGAGGGAGAAAAATTAACAACAGGTATTCCCATCTGTCTGAGTTCGTATGTTAGTGGAAGTCCTGAAGCTTTTGCTTCCACTAAAACTGTTTCTGGTTGCCAGTAATCATATTGCTCTTTAGCAAGTCTACGAAGATCTGGAAACTCTAATCGTTGTTTAACTGCATCTAATAAAATAAGATGTTGAGGATCTCCTTCATTCTCTGCAAAAATTCCCCAGGTAGTAATAGCAGAATAGTCAGCAGATTCTTTTTTCATAAATGCGGTATCATAGGATTGGATTACATGAAGCAAAGGAGGTAAATAATCTTTATCCCAATTTTGCCACCATTCTCGTTTTAATAAAGCTCCTTCTTCTGCTGTTGGATTTTGCATGTACTGTGCATTCCATTTTGCAATACCTGCAGAAGCTTTAACTTTTTCTAATTCTTCTAGCTTCCAATATTCTGGCCATATAGGTTCACCACTAGGCATAATGGCAGGAAATTCTATAACTTCCCATTGATCTGCTTTTTCTTCTTTAGCTCCAGCATTTACTAATTGTGCAGTTAAATCTTTAGTAGACCACCTTGTCATAACAATTACAATTGCTCCACCTGGTTGCATACGTTGTCTGGGTCCTGATGTATACCATTCATATGCATTATCAAATGCAGTAGGTGAATTAACATCTTGCTCTGAATGTGGATCGTCAATGATGAGTAAGTCAGCACCTCGCCCGGTCACCGCACCTTGGACACCGACTGCAAAATATTCTCCACCACCATTTGTTTCCCAACGGCCAGCAGCTTTAGAATCTTCTCTAAGTCTTGTACTAAATAAATCTTGATATTCTTGAGAGTCAATTAATGTTTTAGATTTTCTTCCAAATCGTATTGCAAGTTCTGCTGTATGGGTTGCTTGAATAATTTTTAAATCAGGTCTATTTCCAATCATCCATGCGGGTAAAAAATAAGAAGCAAATTCAGATTTAGTATGCCTAGGTGGCATATTAATAATAAGTCTCTTACAATCACCAGTTAAAATTCTATTAAATGCATCTGCAATTCTTTTGTGATGGTACCCTTCAATAAATTCTGGCCAAGTATATTTTACAAAAGATAAAAAATCAGATCGATATTTATTTTGTGTAGTTTTTTTAACTCTAGTTAAAATATCTAGTTTTAATTGCCTTCTTACTTTCGGATCCGCTATGGAATTTATTTTTTCTAAACTAAGCATAATATTTAATTATGGTACCATAAAGTATTTACAGGCAAAGTCTGTATAAATCAAGCACTAAAGGGTATATGTTAGGATCCCTATTTTTGATTTATACCCCTCCCCCCTAATCAAAAAAACCAATTTTGACTTTGGTTTGGGACCTCTCTATGTCAGGGTGGGACCCGCCCACATGCTCTTCTCTTGGTGTATTTTTTATGCAACAGTGTTGCCACAGTGCAACAGTGCATTATTATCTTGACTTAGTTTATATTATTCTCCTAATATTATTTTTATATTGTGAAGAAGATTAGCTGAGTCTTCTTCGATAGTTTCTGAAGAACCTTCATCTATAGTTTCATTCAACCATTGTTTAACGTAATCCAATGCTTCTTTTTGTTTTTTATTTTCTTCTTTTAAAGATTCAATTAATTTATTTGTTGTTCCTACAAAGTTGTCAATTGTATCTTCTAATGTTTTAAATGTTGTCATAGTTTTCCTTTCGTTATAAATCTTATATAAAAAGATTGTGGCAACATTATGTCATTTAAAAATTTATTTTTATTTTTTTCTGGGTGGGACCCGCCCACATGCTCTTATCTGGGTGCGACATAGTGTCGCACCCATTTACGCTAGGATGACATTGACTATCCACAACCTAGGCAATAACCTTTCAAGGAAGTTGACCAGCTGTCTGGTTTCACAGGATTACTACAACCTCGACAGATATTAAAGCGTTGGCAGTAGTCGTGTGCCATGCGCCTTGCTTCCTTCTTCTCATTACCTTGGCTTATGAATTCTTTTGTTTTCTCTTCGACCACTCTTCCCATTGTTTCCACCTCGCTTGATTGTTCTTCTCTTGGATAGTTTCAAGAGTTCCAATTATTCCAAGAATAGCTATCATTATAAAAGCAAACAGACCAATTCCAATTGCAATCATATATCCCGTTGTCATTATGCTACCTCTGGAAATGGTAATTCTAATTGTCTATTATCTTTTACAATCATTTCTCTAGTTAATACTAAAGGGCTTTCTAAGTTAAGAGAAATATATCTGACTTTCTCTTCACTATTCGCTAAAGTATAACCTCGCACTTTATCTAATGCCATGTCTTTATCATTAGTTTGGTCGTGTACTGAATAAAACTTATTATCATTACTATAAGTTTTTTCTCTTATTATTAAGTATGTCATATTTTTTCCTTTCGTTTATTTCTTTCAATATAGGATATTATGGTAAATGTGTCAAGGCCAACGAAACATTTATTTTTATTTTTTTATCTGGGTGGGACCCGCCCACAAGTTTTTTATTGAGGTGCGACACAATGTCGCACCTCGTTGATTGTTTAGTCTTCGTTTTTAAAATTAGGTAAAGCGGTTAAATCTTGATTCCACCTTAACCCAATTTTTTTACTTACTTGGTCTAAAGAAATAACCAGACTGTCTGGTGTTCCTGCTTCCATAACAGTATCCAACGCCTTTTGTTTTAGCTCTTTTAACTGTCTTAACCTTGCTCCCTCCGGTCTTCGTTCTATTTCTTTTTCAGCTTGATTTGAAGCCCAGCTTCTCAACTGCTCTTCGCAATCATCTAAAGATAACTTCTCATCTCTATAACTATTACCTTTATTTTTAAAAGAGTAGTTAAGTTCAGCGTCTTTAGGTTTTTTCTGTTCAAAAAATGTTATGGCGGTTGCTCTGGCTTCTTCTAACATTTTTTCAGCTTGTCTAAATTTATTGATGATTTTATCAGCACCAATTTTTTTAGCCAACTTTTTAACAGCAACATCAGTCGCTTTAGCTTTAAACTGTTTTACTAACAGCTCTTGGTCTTCTATCAGTGGTTGGAATTGTCTTCTCACTTTATCTTGAAAATGCTCCAACTGATATTTTGTCATAGATTTACTCATATTTTCCTCCATTGTTTGTTTGCAGTAATGATTGCACTACTGCAAGTAATTTTACAACTTGCCAAATT